AAATGACCGCCTACGAGACTGGTGAGCGTATTCGGGAGTACATTCGTGAAGCCTTGCCTTTGTTTGAGCCGATGGAAATGGAATACAACGGTCAGCTTTGTAATACGACCTTTGAATTAGCAATGCGGGCAGGGATGTTTGGTCCGACCTCAGAAATACCTCAAGAACTGAGGAATCAGGAAGTTGAATTTAAGTTTGAATCCCCGTTGCACGATGCTATTGACCGGCGCAAAGGGGCGCAACTGGTGGAAACCAAGGAATTGCTGGAGCAGGTTGTCCAGCTCGATCCTACGACCGCAGCCGATCTGGACGTTCGGACTGCTTTCAGGGATGCTCTGTATGGTTTACACACCCCGTCCGAATGGATAAGACCAGAAACCGAAGCCAACCAAGTCGCCGCCAAGATGATTGCAGACAGGGAGGCTCAACAACAAGCCGCCATGATGCAGGAAGCCGGGCGGGCAGGACAGGAAATTGGCGCCGGGATGGAGGCGTTAGGTGGGCAAGCAAAGGGCTAGTAGGGCAGATTTCATCAGGGACGCAAACCCGACCCGCTGCCCGGACTACACATTAGCGGATGTAATGGCGATTAGAGCCTTGCAGACCGGCACAGCCAGTGCAGACCAGCAGAAGATGGCGCTGGACTACATTATCAACATCCTGTGTGATACTTATGGCAATCCTTGGCGAGTGGACACCAGCGCAAAAGATGTGGCTATTGGGCGTATGGCAGCCGGGCAGAACATCGTGCATATTCTTAATTCGGCCACCAGCAGTACCAGTTCCACTGAATTAGCTGCTAAAGTTGCGGCCAGACGAAGTTTTAAACAAGAGGACGAGAAATGAAACACATGAACCTGAGAATGTACGAAGCGAACCCTGATTCATTGGGCGGCGAAGGCAATGATGGCGGCGATGAGGCTGTTGAGGCTGTTGATGCCCCGGCAGCAGAAACCAACTGGCGCACAGAAATGTCCGGCGGTGATGAAGCACTGGGCAAGCGGCTGGAACGATTTGCCAACCCGGCAGCGGCTGGTAAGGCTTTAGCTGAAGCCCAGAACAAGGTGCGTGAAGGAAACCTGGCGAAACCCTTGGCGGCTGATGCGACCCCTGAAGATGTAGCTGCTTACCGAGAGGCGCATGGCATTCCTAAAGATGCCCGGGAGTATATTGATAACCTACCGGACGGGCTGGTGATTGGCGAAGATGATATGCCGATGGTGGAGAATCTGGCTGAGTTCATGCACGACCGTAATGCCAAGCCTGAAGATGTTCATGCTTTGCTTGGCTGGTACAACGAAACCCAAGAGCAGATCGCGCTTGAGACTCAGAACGAAGATTTACAGTCCACCCAAAATGCTGATGACCATTTCAGAGAGGAATGGGGTCAGGATTACCGGGCTAACGTCAATATCCTGAATACCTTTATTGAGTCTGAACTGGGTGATGCAGCCCAAGACTTGCTGGGCGGGCGTGATGCGCACGGCCATGCGCTGTTCAACAATCCGGCGGTTGTGAGCATGATGCTAAAGGTGGCACGGGAATCAAGTCCTATGTCCGCCATAGTCGGTTCGGTGCATGATGCGCCCGGACGTGGTGAGGCTCGTAAAGTTGAGATTGAAGCGCTGATGGGGAATAAAAACAGCGCTTACTGGAAGGGCGATCAGGCAGATAAGATGCAAGCGGAACTCCGCAACATCTATGACGCTGAAGCAGCCCAGAAAGCCAGAGGCAGATAGTCCGACCCCGCCCATCCGTCCCGCTTGCTGTTGCTTCGGACAAGCGAGGGCGGTGGTCGGGCTTTCGTGTATGTTGCCCCTTCGGGGGCTTTTTTTGTACCTTAGTTGCCATTGACTTGACAAAATCCACCTAGCGGACTTATTCTATCCCCGTCCGCTTCCCTGCCTAGCAGCCCGGACACGCACTAAGTCCAAAGCAACGGCCCTGCCCGCGCTGCGCCAGCCCCGAAAGGCCACCCTGGCAAAGCCGAACCGCAGCCTCCCCAGAGCGAAGGAAGAAACTAACTTTTCTTTTATTCTGCTTGTATAGGAGGCATTCTAATGTCTACAGCAGCTTTTCAAATTCAGTACCGTCAGGAGTTTGTGAAGGGCTTCGAACAGCGTCAAAAACTGTTGCTTGGCACCGTCACGACTGAAGCCATGATTAAGGGCAATCAAGCCCGTTTTCTGGTTGCTGACTCAAATGGTGACGAAGCGGTTACTCGCGGCGTCAATGGTTTAATCCCAGCTCGCGGTGATGTTGAAACCGTATCGACTGTTACACTGGTCGAATGGCACGATCTTCGTCGCAAAACATCTTTCGATATCTTTGCTTCCCAGTCTGACCAGCGCCGAATCATGCAAATGAACTCGTCTGCTGTTATTAACCGGAAGTGCGACAAGGAAGTGATTGATGCGCTTGATGCGGCTACCGTAACTCAGGCCACCGTAACAGGTACTTTGGCGCAGGTTATGACTGCTAAAACCGTGTTACAGCAAAATAAGGTTCCGAACGATCAGAACCTGACAGCAATCATTTCGCCCTCATTTGAGGCCGACCTGATGATTGGCGACACCAAGGAGTTTTTCTCCAGTCGTGATTACATTACGCGCACTCCCTTCCCCGGTGATGACCTTGCCTGGAAAGATGAGCCTGTGTCGTATATGTGGCTTGGCATTCAGTGGATTGTTCACCCAGACCTGACGGGTGTTGGTGCTACAACCGCGAAGTGCTATCTGTATCACAAATCGGCTGTTGGTCACGCGATCAACATGGGTGAGATTCAGTCTGTAGTTGGTTACGACGAGGAACAGGATTATTCCTATGCTCGTACCAGCGTATATACTGGCGCTCAAGTCATTCAAACTTCTGGCGTTTATCGCTGGAACCACACTGAATAAGGAGAGCCAATCATGGCTTATTTAGCAGCAACACAGCAAATTTTGGTTCCGCGTATGGCAGGGGGCGTTGCCCTCTATTATATGTCTGGCACTGACGCAGCAACGGCGATGGATGCTGATGATTACGTCACTGATGGCGCCGATTATGGAATGACTGAGGGTGATGTCGTGTTTTATTACGACACAAATATACCCAAGCTCACTGTCCATGCTGTACGGGCAGAGGTGACAGCAGGATTAACGTCACTATCTATCGCAGCAACAACAGTACCTTAATTGGCTTAACACCCAATCTAGTGCAATAATCGGGGCAGCCTCTATCCGGGGCTGCCCTTTTTTATTTATGGAGAAGAACATGGCGGATTCAAACGAAGCAAAAACCGAAGATAAACCTGCTGAAAAGCTGAAAGTCGAACTGAAGGCTGTGAAAACAGCGGTTGACACCCTTCCTACCGGGCGGCTGAAGCTGACGGAACACGTCATGCGACAGTTCTTTGTCAGCGTCCCAAATGACACAAAGTTAGAGGATGTGCTGAAACCTCCTTACTGGCGTATGGAAACACGCAAACTCGAAATTGGCAGCCACATGTATATCGAGCCGGATGATGGCCGATGGTTTGCATGGGTAAAGGTTATCGATGTTGATAAATCCGGCGCGAAATTAGCCAAATTGCTTTACACTGAACTGGCTGGTTTTGATTCCAGTGAAGTCATTCCGGGCTATTCGATCACACATTCCGGTGCTGTAAAGCGCTGGGTCGTGGTTACGAACGGTGAAGAAATGAAAACCGGTCTGGCAACAAAAGCTGCCGCACAAGTATGGGCAGCGGAACACGCATCACGTATGGGCTAAACCCACATGAGGGGTAACAAATGACCGACAAATTATCACTCTTTAACGGTGCCGCAGCGGCGCTTGGCGAAAGCCGGTTAGCAAGCATCACAGAGAATGTGGAGCTACGCTACATTTTGTCGGACGTTTGGGATAGGGATGGTCTGCGCACATTGCTGAAGTCCGGCCAGTGGAACTTTGCTGGCCGAACGGCTCAATTAGACTATTCCCCATCCATTTCCCCCAGTTTTGGGTATCAGTACGCATTTCCCAAGCCGGATGATTTTGTCCGGACAATGGCGGTCTGTCACGATCAATACTTCAATATGCCGATTATGGCTTACCAGGATGAGGCGAATGTTTGGTTCACCGACTCCGAAACCATTTATGTCCGGTATGTATCTGATGACCCTCAGTGGGGTGGTGACTTCTCGCTGTGGCCGGAGGATTTCACACGCTGGGCAGAAATGTGGCTGGCGTTACAGGCCGGACCCACTATTACGCATTCTGATGGAGCGCTGGAAGCAGTAGCCGCACGGGAAGATGACTTGCGGATGCGGGCTAAGAACTCTGATGCGATGGAAGATCCGTCTAAACAGGCACCGGAAGGCAGATGGAGTGCTTCGCGGCGCGGGCCTCGGTCCAGCAGCCGTGATTACGGCTCTCGCACCAGACTGATAGGGTAGCGTTATGGCCGCTACCAGTCCTTACCGGCGCAGACAAACCGAGCGATTTACTAAACTCCTGCTGGCGTTCAACCGGGGAGTAGTCTCTGCGCTTGGGCTGTCTAGGCTGGATGTTGACCGGCTTACTATGTCCGCCGAAATCCAGACCAACTGGGTTCCCCGCATATTAGGCTCAATGATGCTGCGGCCCGGTCTGGGGCATCTTGGCACTACTTTGGGGGGTGTTAAGGGTAAATATCTGCCATTCCAGTTTTCAGCTAACGATATGGCTGAGATTGAGCTGACCAATAACAAGATGCGGGTATGGGTTGATGATGCGCCTATTATGGTGGTGGACACGTCCGGCGATACGGATGTGGCTAATCCTGGGTTCGGTACGGATATTGTTGGCTGGGTGACTGATGGCACCTCACCAACAGCACCAGTATGGGCAACTGGCGGGTATTTGCAGTTACAGGGTGACGGTGATTCAGAGTGCGCAGTTATTGATGCAACCGGTGTTCTGAGTACATCGACCCCTTCATTCAAGATAGTGATAAAGCGAGGGCCGGTCACGGTGAGTTTTGGTGAGGCGGCTGTCGATGACGATTCGTACTGGCCGGAAACCGTGCTGGGCGAAGGGACACACATTCTAACTCTGGATACGACAACCCCTGTCGCGGTCCAGATACGATTGAGCAGTCGCACGAAGTATTCTGTCTTGGCGGACTATGCCGGGCTATACAGCGGGAATGCTGATAATGAGCTGGAGATTGATACCACATGGGCAACAGCGGATTTACCCAACATCAGGCGCCGACAGTCGGGTGATATTGTTTATGTTGGGTGCAATGACCAGATTCAGCGCCGGATAGAGCGCCGGGATAATAATTCATGGTCATTGGTGAAGTACCTACCGGAAGTCGGGCCGTTTAAGAAGCTGAATGTTACTGAAACCACTCTGGCTACCAGCGCACTTTCGGGTGATGTAACGCTGACCGCTTCCGGCGAGATATTTAAGTCTACCAATATTGGAAGTCTGATTAAGATTGCCTCTATAGGACAGAGCGTAGAGGTGAATCTGGATAACCCATCTACAGCGGGGGCATTAGAATTATGGAGTGATCCAATCAGGGTGTCCGGAATAACCACCGGGCGAAAGTTTGGGATAGTCATTACGGGAACATGGACAATCGGTGCTGTTGTGGGGTCAAAAATACGCCTCCAGAAATCGGTAGGGGCGGTGGGAAACTGGGAAGAAGTAGATGCCACCAGAACATGGGTAGCCAACGTCAGCACCACCTATCAGGACACCCAAGACAACCAGATAATCTATTACCGTATCGGTGTGAATACAGTTGAAGAAATAGACACAGGCACAGCCAGTTGTGCCTTGAACTATACATCCGGCTCTATTTCAGGCATAGCCAGAATAACTGCCTACACCAGCCCGACAGTTGTTGATGCGGTAACTTTGAAAGCATTTGGTTCTGTTGATCCCAGCCCGGACTGGCGTGAAGGCGAATGGTCTGACCGGCGTGGCTACCCCAGTGCTGTAAGTTTGTACGAAGGCCGGTTGTGGTGGGCGGGCCGGGACAGAATATGGGCGTCTGAGTCAGATGCCTATGAAACCTTTGACGACGAGGAAGAAGGCGATTCAGCGATGATATCCCGCACCATTGGGTTTGGTCCGATTGCTGAGATTCACTGGTTGATGGCTCTTGGCAGAATCCTGATGGGTACGGCTGATAACTCTGCGGATCTTGATTCAGTGGAGATTACCGGCAATCAGGTGATATCCGGGCGGTCGAGTTCAGTTGATGAACCTTTGAGCAATGCCAACTTCAATATGAAAACCATATCCGCCAAGGGTATTTATGTGGACAGGTCATACCAGCGCATTTATGCAATAGAACCCAGTGAGACTGGCAGTTATCTGGAAGATTACGGCACCAATGATTTAAACCTGACCGCCCCTGATTTTAATGAGGTTGGGATAACTCATATTGCGGTACAGTACAAACCGGATATG